TTACTCTACCAACTCATAGTCTTTCAAGTTGGGTATATATGTATCAAACTTACTATCCCATACACCATCTTCTCCAAGCCAGTGATAAATACCCTTTTCCTTTGATTTAACATAACAGTTTTTAGTCATGATGCCGCTCTTAGACAGATAATAGCTCTTATTGTTATCAAGTATCCATTGACCAGCAAGCAGGGTAGCGTCATCAGGATTAAGATAGTACCAGTCTTCATTAGACTTAAACCATCCGGTTATTGAATAACCTGAACCATCAAAAACAAACCATCTGCCACCTATTAGCATCCACTGGTTCTTTATAACTACTCCATTAAATCTATACTTCCACCTATTATCTTCTTTTATCCATCCTGTACTTGCACTTTCAAGATGCTTTTTACAAGCCTGCCAAGCACACCAGCTGATAAATTGCTGACACCAATACAAACCGTTTCCACCGTACCAAGCTCCGTACTTCGTATAATTTGCAGTACCCGGATTAGCTTTCTTATCATCTAAAGCCTTGTTGCTTGCCTTTTCTACATATCCTACCTCACCTTTAAGTACTTCTATAAATTCATTTACAGTACAGGTATTCTCATTGAAGTTAGGATATCCAAAGCCGTTTATTCTGTTTTTACCTCCGACTTCAGTAAGATTAAAACTGTATTCTTTAATAGCAACACAACCACCATTACGGTCAAGTCCGCTACCGGATGATGTATTGCCTTCTACAGTTTTTATATGATACTTGTTACCTGTCTGATTGACCTCTATAACTCCGCCAACATGGCAAACTCTACCCATTTTTGAACTGTAGAAGTATACAATTGCTCCTAGCTTTGGAACTTTTCCATAGCATCCGTTTTGTACAAAATTAGATTTTCCTGTTGGAGTGTATTGAGAATACCCTCCAAGTAGCATTTTTTTTCCTGCCTCGTATGCGTTATTTATCATAAACTTGCTCCTAAATCTCCATTTTTATACATCTATTTTCAAACTTCTTGTAAGCATCCAGATATAACTCTTCTTTTTCGCCGTTGTATGTAATTTCATAGTACATACCGTCAAAAAGAGTAGTACTGAGCAATGCCTTAGCATTTTTCAATGTTTTGCAGTACCAAACTACAAAAACATCATTGACTGAAACTTCTTTCTTATCAGATTTATCTAAATGTTCATTTGTATACTCCGCTACTATATATCTGCATTTGTCTAAAAAAATATTAAAATCCATTTTTCATCCTTTCTCAATTTCTCAACTCTTCTGCGTTCTACTCAACGCAACTAAAAAAGAGAGCCGAAGCCCTCTATCACTCTAACAATAAAATCTATTCTTAAGAAGCTGTATCGTCTTTTTTAGCCTTTAATACATCCAAAGCTTTTTTTAACACCTCCGTTCCGGTACCACCCATTAGTGAATAATTTTCCAATATACTTAACCCCTCATTTACTATAAATGCCATACATGCAGCATTTCTTATGTAATTAATATTAAGAACTTTATCCAAATGAAAAGCAATCACTATCATAAATAAAGTTGCAAGCTTCTTAACAAGCCCTTTCCAGCCCGCAACCGAACTTAAAGATCCATGCTCACTCTTCTTACTTTTATGAAATATACCTGCAACTGTCATGCCCATTACATAATCTATGACCATGAAAACAAGCAAGGTTCTAAGAGCTATATCAAATCCACCACACAATGTTACTACCAAACCAGCTATTCCTCCTGCTACAATTTCTACTATATTTTTCATTAATGCTTATCCTCCTTATTTTTGGCATCACTGTCTGTTGCAAGGTCTTCTCTGCCTTTTTCCTTTAACTTTTTTGCAACACCTGCTTTGAATTTCGCTATTACTTGCTTGAAAGTATATAAGCCGTCAATTATTGCATTTGCTATCACTTCAAAAAAATGTTCCATATCCGCTCCTTTCCTATGACATTAGGTTAGTACCTAACTCTATTAAAGCTAAATCTGTTGCCTGCTGCCTTGCTTTTAACTCTTTAAGCTCTTCATCTTGTGTCAGTGGTCTGTCGATGTAGATCGGCTCTATCTTATCTCCGCCTACATCAAACCTTACCAAGGTTTTGCCCACCGGTACATCTATCTGCATAAACTTCAAACTGCCCACCGGGTCCGGAGCAACATCCATCATTTGATGATAGATGTTTCCCTGCTCGTCAAATATTACTTTCATATATCTCCTTTCTATGCATTAAAAAAGCACTTCATAGCGAGGTGCTAGTTTATGAACTCTATATAATTTATTACGCATTCTGCTTGTGCTATTGAGTCAGTTTTCTCTGCACTCGCATTTGCATAAGCAAAAGCATAACATTGCTCATTCATATCTGATACATCTATTTCAGCCCATAGTTGTGTATTTATTGGGCTGCCAGCAAGCGAAAATGAAACATGTTTTACTATATACGGTGCTGGAGATGATGCCACTTGATATGTGTAATAAACCTGCATGGTTCTTTTCATTATATTTTTAGTTGGAACAATAACCAATCCTATACGAACAGAAGGATTATCAGATGTTCCCCCTGCATTATGTAACTGTCCACTTAAAAACTTAGCGCCCACTTTTATTTTCTTAAAAGGTATCATATTTATAGAACTATCAAAGAAAACAGCTATATTTCTATTATGTTGAGCATGAACAAATTCAGGCTTTCTCTTAATAACCGAGAACCTCAACCCCCCATCTCTTATACCCAAATATTTAAACCATGCATCAGACTGTGTGGTAAACCACTGATCCGCACTGAATGCTATATTTCCAAAAGCATTAGATATTTCTCCAAGCCTTACTTCTTTATCTTTAACCGCCACCCCTGACAATAAAGTTCCGTCAAAGGTGGCATTGTTAAAAGCCACTCTACCTGCTGAATAATCAGGCAATGTACCTTGTATTCCTAAGACATTAATTCCTTGTCTTATATTTTCAGACAAAAGAGTCGGGGCTTTTAGAAATACCCAATTTGCTCCCTCTATAATGTGTCCGTTAGGTATTTTAGACACGACTCCACGACCAGCCACAGGGTGATCAATAGCATGTCCCTGGTCTGCCCATGCGTATAACATGTCTAAAAATCCTGAACCGACAACACTCCATATAGGTATTGCACCCTGTACTTTTGCTATATTCTTATCAGCCCTGATGTTTTCGGGTCTCAAATCGGATGCAGGCATAAAAACGAATGCAACGCTATTGTCAAGTGCATACTTTTTAGCGTCTTCGGGTCTCATAGAAATGATGATACCTCTGCCCTTGCTCGGGCTGTCTATAGCACCGCCCTCACCCCAATGATCACTCCTATTGTGTGCAAACATAACTGACAATGATATGTCACTATTTGCTGATAATAACTGCATTGTACCTTCAACCGGATCATCATTGCTATCAGCAGTAAGTGCTGTCTTACCTGCAAGCACTTCTGAACGCAAGGCAGTTGTATCCTCTGATTGAACACCTCCGCCCCCCTTTTTAATCAAACAAATTGCCATGCCCCTACACCCCCTTCAATGCTATGTAAAATGAAAATTCAGGCTTCTTGTTAAAACACTTGACTCTTATTTTTCCGTTCAAAGTTTCGACAAAATCCACTTGGGAAAACTGTTTATTTAATGCCCTTACAGCTTCTGAAGTTTCGTTTCCTGACAAGTGCAATCCTACAACAGGACTATCCGTAGACAATATTCCCGGTACATCGATTTCCTGCACAAATGGTGCTGTGTTGCTCCATTTATTTACATCCAGTAATACATACCTTACTTCCTGTAGAGCATTCAATGTCTTTGTTATAGCATTTACATCTTTAGCTCCAAATGTATCACCTTGCACAGTATAATTAGTGCTATCTATAATTTCATATTTACCGTCTCCGCCCTGTATCAATGTGTATTTCCTATTGCCCTCAAAAACATCATCTTTATAATTTGTTTTTAGTGCCATCTTACCTCCTGTTTCCTATGTTTTTTTTGCCCAAAGAAAAAGACAGCCTTTGCTGCCCACTTAAAGTACTTTCATACATATCACCCAAGTCCTTGAGTATTTTCTCTATATCATTAGCCTGATAGATACTATCATAAGTAATTTTTACCGGTGTTTGGGGTGTTGATATTTTAGTGTAATACACTTCCCTAACCTTCTTAATATTTTCCAGCAGCCTATTCATTTCCGACTCAGTTCTGAAATCTTCAATGCTCCACACTTTTGTATTGATACTTATGCCAAACAGGTTTGCTAATTGCTTACAAGCCTCTTCTACTCTGTTCAAGTCTGTATAAGCTATATAGGCTTTATCAGTATCGTTTATTAAATCATCTACAGTTCTATCAAAGATTAAAGTGTTCAGTATAGTACTCATCTTATCACCGCCTCTGCCGTAATCTCGTTCCTGCTGAATTTAAAATCAAGCTTAGTAATTATTCCTTGTCTCTTACCTTTGAAAGTGTCAAGTTCAACCAAATCTCCAAGCTCATGATTATCAACCACAAGCCTACAAGATATGCTTTCATTCTTTATACAATCGTTATAGATGCGTTCAAGAACCTCTTGCATATTTTCCTTTGTAACCAGTGTGGCTTTCTTTATCTCAGCAATATTCCTATTATGTGTTACTCTATCATTATCCTTATTTATGTTAAAAGTATTATGTATATACTTTTTACCCGATAGCACTACTTGAACGCCTGTTCCGCTTATGCGAGCATAATTATCACCTTGTTCTGTGATAGATCCACCTTGAATAGCTAAAGAGTGCATAGGCTCACTAAACTCTATCTTTGTACTGCCTACTAAGTAACCTTTATAAAGTTCCATAGTTTCGTCACCTTTTAGGTATTCATGTACCGTAAGTTTTACGCCTGTTATTACATCACTGTGAGAGAAAGACAACTTAGTAAACAGTTCCTCTTGCCTTATCTGAGTTATGTCGGTAGTTCGCATAGGATACAGATATAAATTTCTATCATAACTTGTATCCACTACCGCTCCTATCGCAAAAGCCAACTGCTGTAACGCTGCCCTTTTTGAACAAATCGGTAAGTATCCGTTTACTAATTTATTTTCAAGTGTCGTATCTATAAAGTGCGGTATACCTTCGTCCTGCATTATAGATTCCAAAATCTGTTTTGCCTTTACTTGATCATATACACCGCCCATAAACTTCGTACCATCAAGTATACCTATAGCGTCATGTGTTTCCATTGAGTACACTGCATTACTTAGCTGCTTACCGTCTTTTAAGTAGAATATTCCCAGAATAGCCTCATCAAAATATAAAGTCTGCTTCTGCTTTTTCTGAAACTCAAAATCATAACCCATCTTATCCCTTACGGAATATTCCATAGTGTTTACGGATATTTCTTTTGATGTTCCATCTATTTCTACCAAGCAATCTATACTTTCAATCTCATCATCCTTAAAAATCCTTATAAGCCCCCAAGTGATTCCTGCGAGAAATGCATTTCTAAAAGGCTTACTTGTTTCAAGGAAGGTTATAACAACCCTATTATAGAAATCTACAACACCATAGCAAAAGTGTTTATAGCTATCAGGATTATACTCCTGTTCTTTTAACAAAGTATTATCTGAATACCATTTTATATTTACCTTACTACAATAGTCCTCACTGTAGTTATTAAACTCAAGACTTATTCCTACACTTGAAAAGTTTTTCGTAAATCTAAATTCCAAAGTAGGAGGAGTTGTAAATCTTCCGGAACTGTCCGATACACTTCTACTTATGTATCCCATGTGCTCAAGAGTGCCCAGAGTATTTACATAAGTTCCGTCAAGTTTAGAATATCTTGGCAAACACATAGCATAATTAGGGTACTCAACTACCTCTTTCAGATTTTCCAGTATCACAAAATCCTTTTTATCCGCTGAGCTTATAGAACTATCCTCTTTTGCTCCCAATGCTATATCATCATAGACTATCTTTAGCCCTCCGGCATTTGACATTCTTTGGTTTCTGATAGCTGACAGCCATATGTATCTATACGGCTTGCTTGTCTGCAAAAACTCAATTTTTACAGTGTCAAAAAGCTTTACTTTAGCCGCACAAAAATAGTCAAAAGATGTCGGATTATATTCTTCTGCCTTTACAAGTGTACCATCTTTTAGCCAACTTATTTTTAGTTTCTTTACATAATCACCTGATAAAAGGTTAAATCTAAGCTGTATACCGTTGCTTGTCTTTAGCCTGTCATACCTAACAGTAATTGTTGGTACATCGGCAAAATTGCAATTGTCATCTGATAAACTGCTGCTGATATACCCACTAAGCCCGTAAGGTATACTATCCGGTGCATTCGTGTAATCTCCATTTAACTTAGAATATCGTGGCAGACAATACGCAAATCCCTGCATAGAATTCTCAGCACCAAATAAAGTATCAAGAGTAGAATATGGTTTTTGATTATTCGTCTCTGTTTGTATATCCCATCTCATTATCTTCTCCTTTGTGGCTCAATTGCTATGAAATTTATTGCCAGCCCGTCATAAGCCCATATGTTTTTTCCTTTTCTTATCCTTAGATTGTCTTCACCTTGAGTAACATATGCTGTAAAGCTTAATGTTTCATCTCCAAAAGGTAAAACAATATTATGTTTACTATTATTTGGATTTGATATAGCTTCATAAAAATCATTGTAGGATTTCATGTCATTTTCAAAAGGTGCTACTTTCAATGTATAGTTGTAAAAAGTACCTATTATATCCCTATGCATACTATAATCTGCTACTCTTCCTGAGTTTTCCGTATCAGTTACAGCAAACTTTCTTTTAAGCTCAAGTATGTTTATGTTGTATTTAATACCGTTAAGGCTGAAAATATTCTGCATTATGATCCTCCTACTACCACAAGACTAATACCTTGCCTTGTATTCTCCTTATCAAGTTCAGGTTTTAATTCTCTTACAAGACTTGACATACTCCCTTTGCAATTAAGTACAATCTGTATAGGTCTTTCTGTGTCAAGCTTATTTATTACATCATTCAATCTTTCCAATATATTTTCCGTATTATCTGTTTCACTGTATGAAGACCTTAAGAACACTTCACCTGCTCTTGGAGGGATAACTTTTCCAAGTGCAACATCAGGGAAGTAGTTTTTAGCATTTGGAATATCAAAACCTACAGGAATATTTATATTTATCTTGTCTGTTAGACCTTGTATACCTTCAAGCCATTTTTCTATAAATGTCTTCGAAGTGTCCGCTTTGTCTTGTAATCCCTCGTTAAAACCTTCTACAACAAAACCGGCTATTTTCATAAATACTCTTGAAGGGGAATGTATATCAAGTTCTGATTTGGCTTCTGCACTTAACTCAGCTGCCCATGTTCTTATTGCATTCTTAGCAAGATGTGCAAATGTATTGATTCCTTTGGCAAAACCTTCATTTATCCTTTTTGCCATATCATAAAAACTTTTATACAAGCCTGTTTCGCCGGTAGTATTAGCATCACCCCAAAACCATTCTCGTACTCCCTTTGACCAAGTTTCCATAGGGGTCTTTACATCTTGATTGCTTGTATTTATCTTATTCTTAAATGCGTTAAGGATATTTTCAGCAAATTTAGTCCATGAAGCTTCGTTTACTCCTTTGGCATTACCTTCTCCTACAAACCACTTTCTTGTATCATCTGCCCACTTCTCAATACTTGACTTGTTTTCCTGATAACTTGAGCTTATCTTACTTCCAAAAGCTTTTATAATATCACCGGCAAATTTAGTCCATGAAACGGCATTTATACCCTTGCTTTCTCCTGAACCCATGAACCAGTTTCTAATATTAGAAGCCCATCCTTCCATAATACCTTGAGAGTTCTTTTGTTTAGCGGTTACAGACTTATTAAAACCATCCATGGTACTGTTAGCCCATTTTTCTGATTCTGTAGAATTTCCTCCTGATATACCAAGTTTACTAGAAAACCACGATACTACACCGCTCGCCCAGTCTGTTATTACTGTCTGGGCGTTACTTTTCTTATTTTTCACGCCTTCATTGAAACCATCTACAGTATATCCTCCCATCTCAGACATAACTGTAGACGGACTATGAATACCTAACAGCCCTTTTATTCCATTTATGAATGGATCTGTTATATTTTCCTTTATAAAACTAATAGGGTTTGAAAACAACTCTTTTATACCTTTACAAAACCCATCCCATAAATTTTTAGATATATCCCCTAGTGTTTGCATTAAATTATTTATGCCAAATGCTTTTCCGAGACCATTAAGAAAAGGTTTTGCCATATTATCCCATATCCACTTGTATACACCTGCAATTATTTTTAAAATTCCACTAAAGATACCTTTTACGATATTTCCACCACACGCTTCTGTCTCACCTTTAAAAAAGTCTATAGATGCCCTTACTCCTTGAGCCAATAAACCACCTATAAATGCAGCAAAACTACCCAAAGCTACACCTATAACTTCATACAATTTACTCACCATACCAGCCCAATCAATACTTACTAAAGCTGTAGTTACGCTGTCCCCAAGCTTAAACCAATCAACTTCCGCTATAAATGCAATCAAGCTGTCCAGTAGACCTATAATCAAGGTTGATATAGCAGCAAAAGATGTCCAGTCAAAATTTTCTGCAAATGAGTTTATACTTTCTCCAAGTGATGCACCAAATCCTGTCCAGTCAAAAGTTAAAGCCAGATCTTTAATAAAATTAAATGCGGTATTTAATCCTTCAGCAAGTAGAGTTCCCAGTTTAGACCATTCTATTGAGGCTATAACTAAATTTAAACTATTAGCAAGAGATTGACTTAATTCAGACCAGTTAAATGTTGTTATGAAGTTAATAAGTGTACTAAGAACTCCGTTTATTCCATCTCCTATTGAAGTAGCAAGCATTGTCCAATTTATCTCGGATATAACTCCATTTAATGCCGTAGCTAGAGCTATTCCAAGCCCTGCCCAATCAAATCCCTCAATAAATCCAAAAAGCATTGCTATCTGTGCTTGAAAATAAGCACCTATAGTTTTTCCAATCAAATCCCATTGAACATTTTGTATAAGTCCGTTAAGACCTGTTGCAAAAGCAGCCCCCAGTTGTAACCAATCTATTTGAGTTAGTAGTAAATACAGAGTCATTGCTATGGTGTTTATACCTGTGGCAAACATATTCCCAATTGCGTACCAATCTATAGTTGCTACAAGAGAGTTGAAAAGAGTTGTAAATGCAGTAACTACTTCAGTTATCTTTGCTCCTAAGTTATCCCAACTAATAAACTTAGTAAAATCCTGTATTGCACTATTTATTGTTTCTCCTAAAAACTTTCCAAGCCCTTCCCAATCGCCGGCTTTAAATAGCTCTTTTATCTTTTTTGCAAAGTCTCCTATTCCTTTATCAATTGCAACGGTTTCAAATAAATCTTTTTTAGGCACTCCGCCGCCACCGCCACCGCCGCCTGAACCGCTTTCTTTGGCTGAATCTTTTTGAAGTTGTACAAGCTCATCAAAAGGCGCAATTATTTTTTTGACTTCTTTACCTGCTTTTTTAGCAGCACCACCTGTACCCCCCAAGCTTTTTGCATAGCTATCATTAGTTTTCTTTGCTTTTATAAATGTTGCACTTCCTCCAAGAGCCGAAAAGAATTGATTTACATAATTAAGGGCGGTTGCAATTACATTTATTAATGCGTTTAGAGCCGGTACTACCGCACTAAGAATGGGTGCAAAAGCAGCTGCAAAACTATTTTTAAGATATCCCATTGAGTTCATCAAACTTGATATCGATGCTTGAGTTTCTGAAGAGTACTGTGAAAGATTTTGCAATCCTTCCTTTACTCCTTGTATAACTCCCCTCATAGCCATTCTTATAAGCATAAGTTTGAACATATTGGATAATTTAAAAATACCGTTACCGGCACTACCGGCGCTTTTATGCAATCCTTTAAGTTTTGAAGTCAGGTTTTGTATTCCGCTTCCTGCTGCCTTTGCAAGAGATGAACCTAAAGATTTTACACTTAATACTAATTTAGATACTGCATTCTTAGCAATCCCAATAGCCCCCTTAGCAATATTGCCAAACCGTAATGTTTTTTCTGCACTTCCCAGTATCTGTTTTTTGTAGTCGTTTAACCTATTATTTATATATGATATTTTTTGTGCATTTCTTTCAAATTCCGTATACCCAAAACCTAAACCGGCTGCCTTTAGATCATTTTGCCTTGCATTCAGATTTTCCAATTCCCTTGAAAGTTCAGCTATTTTAGGATTGCTAACTTTAGCATTTTCACCTATTAATTTAAGTTTTTCTGCTTCTCTGGCGGCTTCCGCTTCTTTAGTTTTCAATCCTTCCAGTTTTACCTGTTGTTCGTTAAGCTTAGATGTTAGGGTTCCTAAAGCTGCAGCTTTTTGTTGATACTGTGTTGTATCTTTTCCGCTTGTATACTTTTCTTTTTCACTAAGCCACTCTACTTCATTTTTATATGTTTCAAGCATTCGGTTAGTTTGCTCTATATCATATTGTAAACTTTTCCAAGATGATGATTGTTTACTTGTGCCGATAGCTTCCATTTTTTCTTGCCTATTTATTAAGCTCTCTAATTTCTTTTCTGCCTTATCAATAGCATCTGAATACCATTTGAAGTCCTCTGTAGGTGTTTTTTCACTCCCTAATCTATTTAGTTCAGCAGTAAGGGCAGCTATTTGACTTTTTGTTTGTGATATCTGGCTTTCTAAAGTTGATATTGATGTAGACTTATTAAATGCACTCTCAATAATTCTTCCGGTATTTTCTATTGCAGCAGAACAAGCTTTTCCTGCTCTTTTTATAGAACTTACTCCTTTTTCAAATCCTTCAGTATTGATTTTTGTATCAAACTTAAGACTTCCGTCAGCTGCCATTAATTCTCCTTTCAAAAAGTAAAGGATAGGCTATTAACCTATCCTAACAACTTATTTAATCTATCTATTTCTTCTTGTTCCTCTTGTGTATACTTAGTTTTTATAACACACATATCCTTATTATTTGCATAAAACTCTTGTTCCCATTTCTCAAGTTTCTTGCCCTTAGCCCTTTTTTGCCTAATACCGAGTACAGTGGAAAAAATACCTTCTTCTATTTCCATAAAGTATCCCATAAAGGTCCACCAATGCATATAGTCTATGTGTCTGATTTCTTTTCCTGCTATCTTGTTTATTGCCGAAAATATAAGTGTTTCATCCTGTTCCCAATCAATAAGCTTTTTTGAAATACTTTTATTGCCTTCACATTTCCCACAATTAATGAACTTCTTAACTTCTATTAGAGCATATTCAAGCTCATCATTTGATATTAAATCAAGATTGGCTCGCAAAACTCTACGCATTAGAATATAGAGCTTTTCTGAATCACTTAGATCGGCATCCTCAAATGCAACTAAAGCAAGGAGTATGTTCCTGTAATCGGTTTCAATATCATACTCCTTGCCATTTATCATAATATTTGTAGGTAGTCTACCAATCATTACTCTATGTCCTTTAGATATGCCCCCATCTTCTTATCACTGTCTTTAGTATATTGATCAATAGCCGGCTGCATTATACTTATTAATCCGTCAAGAACCTCTTCAAATAGATATTTTTGCCCAACTATACAAAAAGGAGATTGACCATCGAAAATGATGTCATATACCTCAGCATTGAAAATTCCGTTGAAAATTTTCCTCATAGTTTTTGTAAGTTCTGCCACATAGGCACCTTCTTTTTCAAGCCCTGATTTTGGTGTGCCGTCAGGGTTAAGTTCTACACTTTCGTCTATCGTGTATTCCTTAAAATCTTTCTGTACATCTAATATTCTGTTAATAATTTCAGGATCTGCCGGATTAAATCTTATAACTCTGTTAGGATCATTATTAATTTTAAAACTTTCTTTCCCATCATTAAATGATAAATTTTTCATTTGTATAACCCCTTATTAATCCGCTGTAAATGTCTTTGTTGCAAGTACAAATTTACCTTTTACTCTATTTCCTGTAAGATGCACATTGAACGGTATTTGATAACCTGTGGTATCACCACCATAGCTTGATATTTCAATCATTGCATCTTCTTTATATGCCACATAGGTATCCGCTGCACCTGCATCTTCCCATAGATGAACTTCTACAACACTTGTCTTTAGATCGTCAAGTGTCTGTCTTTCGTCTACAATCTTTTGCAGTCTCGCAAAAAGCGGATCTCCCACAACCGCATAATACGGTTCTACTGAAGCTTGTGGCTGATAGCTGTCTATGCTTACTGATGTTTCTCCAAGAATATTATTCTTAGTTTCAACATTTGCATTCATCTCAACATTGTATTCCTCAAGGTCAGTTCCTAACCTTACATAGGCTGCCGTTCCGCTTGTAGCTGAGTCTATGAAATTAGCCATAAACTTACGCTTTATTTTTCCTGTTACTGCCATCCTTAATCCTCACTTTCTATTTTATAAATAGCATATATCTGTATCTGATACATAATACCGTCATTAATTGTTTCACCCATTAATCCCATGCTCATTGCATTTTCCGTAGTGGCTTCTATAAAGGTAGTTTTTACATCTTTTCCATTAACATCCATGGTAAACTCTTCTTCCGGAAGATGTTCAAGCCAATGGGCAAGTTCGTAAAGAAAATTACTGTTAGCAAGTCTGTTGTAATCAGTAATTGACTGCCCTATGGCATACAGAACAAAGTTATGCCTTCTTGTTTGAACCCCCAGTAAATCTTCCTTAAGTAATCTATCACCATTGCTGGACAATCCATAATTAGTAGGCTCCGGTTCTGTAAAATCTATATGGATATCACTGTTTATAAGAAACTCCGATATCTTAGGGTAAGATGTAATTTTCTCTCTCATAAAATCTATAATCGTCATATTACTCCATTCAACGCTTTTTGCGCTGCTTTTAGAATGTCATTTCTATGGTCTGCCTTCATGCGATCGAAGAACTTTCTTCCTCTCATCGGTGCGCCTATGTAAGTAAGTTTCCTTGTTGTAGGTACCTTGACCTCATTCCTTTTAGCAAAAGGACTTCCGGTTGTAGGAGATACATAAACTATTCCTTCGTGCATATAATGTGCATACTTGGTTTTTATATTTATTTCTCCTGAACCTATGACAGTTGAGAGTAACATACTATTTATCAATACCCCTGTTCTTTTAGGTATATATGGTTCCATATACCTCATACATTCAGAATCAACTACCTTTTGCACCTCTCCCATCTTATTAAGTCCTTTTTGAGTTAATAATAATTCTGTAGGTTGTATATTAAAACTTCCATTAATCAAATTACCACCCCCTACTTACCGGTCAATTCATAATGTTGCACTGACTTACTGCCATACAATCTTTCGTCTACTGATACAAGTGTTAATACTTTATGATTTGTCTTAAGCTTTACTATACCCTCTGAAATAGTAGCCTGAGAAGTGTTATCAAACTCAAAATCAATAACACCCTTAACCATTAAGTCCTTGCCCTTTGTAAAATTAATAGCTATTCCAAGGCTACTGAGAGGTATCATAACTAATGCTGTACAACTACCTCTTTGTCCGGTTTTAATGAATGTAGAATGTTCTACATCTTCCCAGTACACATTTTTAACTATCTGCCTTGTAAACTTTTCAAGCTTGCCCTCTTTATTACATAAATACAATGTGATATCCGAATTAGTAAACATATTACAGCCCCCTATAGCAAAGCCCTGTATTGCCCAGCCACTTAATCACAATATCATACTGTTTTGACTTAAAAGCATCTTCACTATCCGCTTTACTTGAAAAACTTACAGAGTAGGATCCTATCCGTTCAGATGTCTTATTTCCTGTATCTCTTGACTGTGTTTCATTTTCAAATATCAGTTCAGCCAATTCACAACAACAAAATTTTACATCTTTCGGAATATCCCCTACCCCTTCAAGTCTTCCAAATGTGTACAAATCTATTATCTTACTCGCATTTCTCGCATAGTAATTAAATCCGGCACTAATGGTCGGATTCCTACCCTGCAAATATTCATCTGTATAAAAATCGTTATCTGCGTATATTCCCATCAGTGCCTCACCTCTATTCCTTTACCTTCTTAGCCTTTGCAACCTCCGCCTTCAAAGCTTCGTTTTCTGCTTTCAAAGCTTCGTTTTCCGCTCTTAAAGTCTCAATAATATCCTCAGCCTTTGCCTCTGTGCTTACTCCCATTCCAACTGCTCTCATACAATGCTCCTTTCTTACGCCTTATGGCTCAAATAAATACCTGCAACCTTATTCTTATATGCATCAACAAGCCCGTACTTGCGATACTTAGAGATGTAAGCGTCCGAATCTGGGTTGTTTTCCGGAACTATAATGTTTGAAGCAATATGCTTATCAAACTTAATTACAGCCGGCTTATGAATAATCATGAAGTTTATGTCCTTACCGCTCGCAGCCTTCTTATAGTGCCCAAGTTCCTCACCTGAACTCTTTCCGTCAAGCAACTCTATAACCGTATAGAATCTAGACTGTGGTACAGATTTCTTAAGCATAAATGTATCAAGTATCTCTCTTGACTTTGTTGTATCAAGCGACATAACGCTATTTAACAGAGTCGGAGTCGCATACAAAATTCTGTTGTCAAGCGGAACCTCATCCTCATCCATCTCGTTCTTTGCCTCAATAAGTGCAGACAAGAAGTCAGATGCATTTGCGTATGATGTCGGTGTCGCCTTTGAAATTCCTGTAAGGCCCGCAAGAGTTGCAAATACAAATGCGTCAGCCTCAGGTGCCACCTTATCTCTCTGAAGTGTTGCCCCTGCTGCCCCAAAAGCAATGTTAAAGGTTTCCTGATCATCCATCGTATCAACAGATATCTTTGTACCTCGGTCATAGTTAAATGTTGCTGTCTTCCAAACAACATTTACAGCTCCGTTTGTATATCCGCTGTTTCTGTCATAATCTCCTAAGCCGGATACGGAAATCTGTGGATATAAAATTTCCTTTGCGTTGGCTCCGGCTCTCATCATTCGCGGATCACTTGTCAGATCCGCTGTGGCAGATGCATTCTTGTAGACCTCATCAAGTAGGTCTGTATAGTTCTTTGCTAATGTAATATTATTTGGCATATTCTTTTACTCCTTTCTTATTTATCCGAGGTACTTAACCCCATTGCAGCCCTTAGTGACATAGTATTTGCATCCATACCCGTACTGCTTCCGCCTGTTGGTGCAGTAGGATTGTGGATAGGTTCACCGCTACCAAACAGATATGAATTCTCCTTTTGACAAGCTTCAAGAGCTGTCTTGATGTCAGTGGTTCTGTCTTTACTTGACTTAAGTGCATCTACATCAAGTAAGGCTCTTACAGCTTTTGTACTCTTTCCACCTGCTACATTGATAGCAGCCTCCAGAGTAGCATCAAATTGCATATCCGCAATCTTACCTTCGTATTCTGCTTTAGAGTCTTCATATTTCTTCTTATAGTCTTCTACTTGTGCCTTTACTTGGTCATAGTCCTTAAAGCTTTCTATGGTTGTATTAGCCTCCTGCAACTGTGCTTTTACCTGCTCAAGTTCTGCCTTTATCTGAGTTGCTTCGCTCTTTGCAGCTTCGATATCATTGCCGTTTTCCGCCATGATACTGTCTATTTGTTCCTTTGTAAGACCCATGTCTTCAAAAAATTTTCTTTTCATGTTGCTCCTTTCACTACGCTTTTTACGAGGTTGCTCTCATGTGCTGACTGTTTTACGCCTAATCTACCGGCTATTTTTATATTAAAAAAGCACCCGCTAAGGTGCTTTAATTTTGACACTATTCAGATTCTTTAAGTACTTCTTGTATCATTTGTAAATATTTTTTTGATAGTTTAGTATAATCTCTGCTATTTCCTCCATCAAGTACAAACACCCCTTGGGGGTATTTTTTTTCAGGAATTTTATCTATTTCATCCCCCCATTCTTTTTTTATTTCTTCAATCTTTTCTCTTTGTTTAAGGGTTATATTTTTCTCTAGCATATTTTACTTTTCCCTCCCTATCCAGTATTTCAAATACTTTATGTTGAATATCAAAATCCGGCGTAAATTCTGCTTCTAACATTGCCTTTCTATTATATTCAGAATAGAATAATTTACTCATATCAGATATAACTTTAACAGAATAGGTATATTCAGGATTAACAGCAAAGAGTTCCTTAATACTGGGATTGTCTCTTATAAAAACAAAATCATCTTCACCAAAAGATACAATACCATTAGATTCAGGATGGTTATGAGTAATTGTGGCACCGGTTAAATCTATTCCACCAAACATTACACTGTCTTCATCCCCTTTAGTATAGTATACATTTCCATATCTATCAATAATGATAGCATTTTCTATATCAGAATTGCGTATTTTATCATTATAATATTCAATTGCCTTGCCTGTATTCGCAGGATCTATAGTTCCTATTTTTTCCGGAGGTAAAACACTTCCATTATCGTTATTGCTATCTGAAGTTCCTGTTCCTAATTTTACTTCAGGAAAGTTAAACCCTTTATAATTATATACATTGCTGACCCTTAATCTCTCACCTTGTTGTTTTAATCCCATAGCTTTTGAAAAGTCCACATATTCCTTTTCAACTGCTTTGAGTTTTGCTCTCTTTAATGTGATTATGTCTTTATCGGCTTCAGCTCTTTCTAAAAGCTTTATATCCTGCTTATACTTTCTGATAGTTCTTTCTAGCAGCCTTTGTCTTTGTGAAGCTTCATAGGTATCAAATTCTTTGCCTTTATAATCTTTCTTTTCATTTTCTTTTCTGTTTTGTTCCTCCAACCATTTATCTGTATACTTTCGCTTTGATATACCGGGTATAAAAGGGAATATTATATGCCTGCAATTAATCCCATGAAGCCCAAGCATATCTCCAAAACCGCATATAGTCTTTAGCTGACTTTTACTGTATACCTTACCTTGCCATGATTGGTGATTTTCAAAACCTATACCTGTATTTCTTGCCCCTAAATGCCAGTCCACTTCTGCATAGTCAGTACCTAACTCTTTCATATTTCGTTCAGTAATACTTGAAGTAAGCTGAGAAACACCTGTAAGTATTGCCCTTCTGACCGCTACATCTATGCGGTCTTTTCTTCCTGATGCATAATCAACCGTCCTAAGACCGCTTTTAGTCATTTCATCAACAGTTTCATTGATAACTTCCGTATATGTCTTAGAACCGGTAGTTACATTCATCATAGCCCTATCAAGACTTTCAGTGAGATATTTTTCTAAAGGTGCAAACATCTTTTGACCATTTCTTGTGACATTAAACCCTGTGGTTTTAGTTATATTTTCAATACTTCCCTTTGTATGCTCTTTAATTGTATTGCTTAATTGTTGCAACCACTTGTTTTCGCTGTAGGGCTTCATATCCTTACCGACAGATTTGTATATATCATTATTTCTAGCATAATCAAGCTGCAATGCTTCTTTGTATACCTTGTCTATACTTTCATTGACATCTGTTAAAGCATCATCTATTACATTATTCATATGCTCTTTGCCAACTCCAATATCGTACACTCTATCAAGCAAGTAGTTTATAGTAGGAGTGATTTTTTTAGTGTCTTTTATTCTGTCTACTACCTCAGCCATTATATTCATTTCTAAATCAGCCATTAAGCGTTCTAATGGTTTGGGAAGTTTTTCCATATCTCCGGGAGTCATGTGTTATTCCTCTACATCAGGTGCTGTAGGCAAGTTTTTAGTTGCTTCTTCTATGGTTTCTCCATACCACTTAGCTCTATATTCCTCAAGTCTCATAACACCCATTGCAACATCCTGCCTATCCTGCTGTCTTTCAGTTTCTTCATCTACAAGAATTGAGTCCTTAAAAGTGCATATAAATTCATATCCGGTCTTTGTAAGTCCGTTATAAAATGCCAGTGCGTATACTAAATCCTCTAAGCAATCCCTTAAATTAGATTGTATTGCTTTTACTCTATTAAACTTACGCTTCTTCGCTATTTTTGCTTCTGTGGCTGTCTTATCCACATCACTGACATCTGACAAATCACCATAAGACAAACAGGAATTAAACTCTATTCTTCTAAGATAAGCATTTAAGCCATTTACAATATTGCTATCTCTAATTTCAGGGCTGTACTCTTGATATATATCGTCACCGTTGCCCTTAGATAGATTTAAGCCCCTGTAAAGCCTTTCAGACAGCCTAGGCATCTTGTATGTTGTCTTGCCTTCTTTCCCTATTACCGGCACGGCTTGCAACGCTGTAATATCTACATGCACGGCTCTCTCACCGCTTTCAAACTCCCAATCAAGTCTTGCAAACTGTATATCAGTCACCTTTATAAGATTTATGGAAGTATCAAATACCGACACTCCACAAGGTGAATTGTCAATAGTGTTTTTAATAGGATTTCTGTAATATCCAAAGTCAGGCTTTTCTACTCCAGTATAAAATACATCTTCTGGAAGATTCGCCCACTCTTCTATATCCGTCAAAGCAATAGGAGACCCGATACTGTTACCATCTGAGGACTTATAGGCTTTGTTTTGTATCCTCAGTGTTTTATCTTCTTTCCATTCGTGGTATTCAAGCCTTATATAAAAAGTATTTTCGCCTACTCTCTTAACCTGTATAAATACAACGCTTGTAAGCCTATCTTTTGAGTTAAATGCAAGCGGTATAAATCTGTCCGCTGTTACATACTCAACTGCATCACCGCCTAAGGGTTTTATGCAAAAGGATCCTAAGCCTAAACCAAGTTGCAGGTTCTCATTAAGTGCCCTGATAGATTCCTGGAATATCGCATCTACCTGTTCATTTGATACGCTTGCATCCATCTCATTTAGGCATACATTAGCGAACTCTGTACAAATACCTTGTTCTATCATCAAAGAACTTACTTTGTTATCAATCCAAGAGGCTTGACCGTTATACATAGCGTTCCATGTCTCTATTTTATTTATCATTGATTGGCTAATGGCTATGTCCTGCCCTATCACCTGCTTTATCGTTTTTGAAGGAAACACTTTTTTAATCACCCCTCTTATTATTTCTATCAATCTGTTAAACATTTTACTGTCCTTTTTTCTTCCAGATTCTGTTAGTTGCATATCTTACAGCATCTATACAGTGGTCATTACCGTCAGGATATCCGCTTATAACATTGTCCTCTTTATCCCTCTCGTATTCATAATCTAAAAACTCCTGTGCAGCCTCCGGACATCTGATATTGTCAATTATTATCTCTTTTAAAGACTGCAACCACTTGTATGAGTATTCTCTACTGCCCGAACCTTTTTCTGCTGCTCTTGCCAATAACCCATAAGCTTTATAATCTGCAACTGACTTATTCTCTGAGCTGTCGCAAGTAATTATGTCATTACCTGTAATACCTAAGCTTATAAGTGTATTTGCTGTCTGTTCGTTGCTCTGCTTGTTGCAAGTATATTCTTGCCAAATATATAGTTTATGTTGTGCCGGTTCATAATGAACACGCACAAAAGCATATAAATCCGGATACCAGCCCCAGTCGACCCCGTTAAGAATGTGGTCAAATTCTGCTATTTCCTCGTCTGTTATCTGCCTTATAACCACATTGTCAAATACAGAACCGCCTGCACCGTTGGCAACTCCCATGTATTCGTTGTCATAAGCATCCGGATTAGTTTCCTTTAAGAACTCCGCCTCTTCTAAGAACGGCTTACCTAGCCATTTAGCAGGCACTTGTAAATAATTACTTTCTACTACCATCCTTGACTCCTTTGGCACCTTAATATATTTATTAGCCCAGTTATTTGATGTCTTAGGCGGGTTAAATGACTTAAATATATAAGCCACATCACCACCACGGATAACGGACTGCTCTATCTTTCTTACTGATTCAGGTCCTGCAAACTGGTCTAACTCCTCAAACCATAAAATACCGATATACCCGAACGGTACTTTTATAGATTTAATCTTACCTGGATCATCTGCACCTCTGAAATATATCTTCTGTCCTGTAGACTTTCGTGTTATCTCCATAGGACTCACAGTAGCATGAAACTCTTCTGTAAGTTCTAGCGCATCTATTGCCCACATGATTTGTTGATATACAGAACCTCTGAGTGTATCTGCTACCTGTCTCATAACTACGGCGTGCATATTGTCATTACGCATTATCAAGTCTATAACTTGTAATGACACGAAAGAGGACTTTGTTGAGCCTCTACCACCGGGAAATACATACTCCGTATAGTTATGTTCATTTATGTCAAACAGTACGGAAGCAAATACGGGAGCTACCATACTTGCAGGGATTCCTGTGTATTTTGTCCCTTGTATGCTTATGTCTTCAGGTTTTAACTTTTCAGTTTGTGCCTTTATCTGCTCAACTCTTGCCTTTTGCTCTTTAACATCTAAAGCAGTCTTATTTTGCCCCAGTAAATCTCTGACTTCTTTAAAAGCTGATACCGCATTCTTATTGTCCGGATCAGCCGCAATATCTATCAATGACTTGACCATCATTTCAGATATATCTCCGGTGATCATACCTTCTGCTATCTTTCTTAAGTCTGCTTTTCTTCGTCTTACAACACCTGAAGCTTTTCCGCCTTTTTGGGTAATTTCTCTTTGTTCGTCCTTTGTTCGTTTATTTAATGGTATTAAGTTTTCATGCTCATTTGCCACTCACCTCACCTTCCCATCTTTTATTTTTTACAAACAAAAAAGACAGCCTGCTGACTGCCTTCTTTGTTGCCCGAAGTATTGATATATCTGTAAGGAGGTTTTATGAAAAAGTATACTTGCTATTTTAAAACTTCTCTGAAATAACTTGCAATTTTTATCATGTCTTTCATAATGTAATCAGTTGCAATGTGTAAAACTTTCCAGTCTTGTCCCAAGTTGTTCTTTATGGCAAAATCTTTAATAATTTCTCTATCTTTGTTGCTGTGGAATATCTTGCTATCTACTTCGATAACAGTTTTAATATCGGGAATAACGAAATCAAGTCTATAACTTGCTAGTTTTTGCTGCGGTATGATTCTATACCCTTGGTGCAGAAGTTCTATGGCTACGAAAATTTCTGGAATACTATCATATAATTCACATCTAGTTTTTGCAGCCTTTATTGCTCTAGAATATTCTTCTATATCTTTCCGCTTTAAAAACATCTTTTGAACTGCTTTGTCAAACCTTCTCTCTGCTCTAGTTTGTGGGTTCAATTCGTCTAATAATCTTTCTGTTAATTCTTTTTCTAGCGATTTCCATTTTTCTTTTTCGACCAACTTACAATAATCACATTTATATACATTTTTAATACTAAATGCACGCCTAAATACCGGCTTCCTACACACTGAACATGGAATTTTATACATTTTTCTACCGAATGCATCTCTCCCACATATTACATCAAGTCCTAAATAATTTTCAATTTCTGCTTTAAAAATCACCGTACCTACACCTTTCCATAATACTAATTTTACTACATATAGTGGTTCATTGTCAAGCATATGTGCTATATATAGTATTAAAACATTTTTCTGCCCTTTTCAATAAACTCCTCACACCGTCAACACCTAATCCTGTAGAATCAGATAACCAACTTAAACTTTTAAATTTTATGTACCTTTCTTTTAATGCCCACTTGTACCTTTCATTCACTAACTTATCAATTAATTGTCCTGCCTCTTCTCTTAATTCAACAAGCTTATCTATATCTTTGTTTATAAGTTCTTCAAGCTCCACCAGCCTTACAACCACATCATCCATTTTGGTGCCGGAACTTGTCTGTACTTTTTCAGATAAGCTTACTGTGGTTTTTTCAGCTATTGTTCTTATCTGTTCCCTCTCAAACAGCTTAGCATTTATCCGGTTGTCTAGGTATTTTAGCTGCCTTAGGTACTCTTTAGCGGTCATAAACTCTCCCTCTTTATCCTTCGTATTTGCCTTTTAAGCTTTTTATGAACTATACACGATACTTCAACCTTATCAGATTCATTATCTAAGAGCTGCATAAGCATAATATGCACATCTGCTATCTCTTCTTTGACTTCTCTTGATAGACCTTCCCTTTCTACAAGTAAGTCTTTTTGCAGTGCCACGATTAGCTCTGCAAGCTCCTCGATAGCCTTAGATTTTTGATGTCTAAGTCCATAGTGTACAAGTATTTGCTTTGCTAAATCATACATTTTCATCATTCCTCCCAGTCTCCTTTCAGCATATCTGCTTTTATTAGCTGATATACAATATCTATTGCAGTGCGATGATCTCTGTATCTGCAGTTAGCGTCACTATGCACCCTCGGATCATCACGCTCCCAATCTTGTATATCAATCATTGTCGGACTTACAAAAATAACCTTACTATCTCTTGCTACACACAAATAATAAAGGTCCAATTCTTTACATCCTTTACACTTTCTAAATCCGAACTTCTCAAATTCCTCTACATCTACTTTAGGCTTTAACATCTTGTTCCGGTGGTGTAGGTATGTAATATTCTTCCGGAAGTGGAATACATTCTTTTGAGCATATTTCATTTATACACCTTTTGTAATAAATAATATGGTTTCTTGCTAGGTTCATATTGGAGCCATCAGCCCATTGAGGGTCTTTGCAGCCATTGTCATTAATATCTTTCCAATGCTCAACTCTTTCTAGTAGTGCCTTAGTATAAGATTTAAGGTCTGATTTATATTTTTTCATAGCCACCTTATATTTTTATTTAATCATCATGTTGACTTTCAAAAACCCACACCAGCACCCTTGGATTGTCTTTATCAATGTCGAAACGATCCTTAAATCCTTCTACATTTTTCCAGCCATCATTTCTGATAAGTCCTGTTTCAATCATTGCATCAAGTATGTACTTCTTAGCACTTGCTATATTGTCCTTGTCTCTTTTTTGATTTTTTTCATACCAGTAGAAATTTATTCCTACCGGTTCTCTGCACTTGTAACCCTTAAGACCTTCTTCATATATAGCCGCCTTGACCATATCCATGTTCTTTCTCTTAAGCTTGTTTCCTGTTGCCCAGTATTTTCTGTTTGCATCAATAAGCTCATTAAGCCCTGCAAGACTTCCTTTGATTGTAAAGCTAATCATTGCTTTGCCCCCTTATATCTTCAAGTAATTTATTTGTATTATTGACAGTAGTGCCTATGTCTGTCATCTTTGCTCCTGCTGCCTCAAGTATTTCCCTAAGCCTTGTCGGTAGCTTATTACGATCTTTCTCTCTTTGTAATACAGTTCTGTAATTTCTTATAAAATTAGACTGTATTACACTCTGAACTGTATCAATCTCCATGCCTGCCCATTCTTGTAGAACCTCATGTCTTCCTAACGTTTTTTGTACTACTACTGGAAGCTTCTCAAACTCTTCTTTTGCATGATAATTTGAGTTTGATAGTGCCTTGTTAACCATTCCCCACGCTTCCATTTCTGTCATATCAAAGCTTTTTACCGGTATTTTGTCTATAAGTTGCCCGGGTGTGGGGGCAAATCCTTTCGTATCACTCAATATATACGAATGTAATGCGGCTCTGATGTGTTCAAACTGATAAGAAGCAAGTATTGCTGTCCATGTATCTACTGTAGCCGTTATATCTGTCGGCTTGTAGTTCGGATAGGTATATGTCATTATCATTATGATCTCTTTTACTTCATCTCTTGTCATACTTTATCCCAGTCTATGACCCCTCCTTGGTTATTAAAACTCCTGCTGCTATTGCTATTACTTTTTAATCCATATAAGTCCTGCCAGTTATTCATAATAGATTGATCAAGGACCGCTATAGCTCTGTCATTATCCATATGTCCGTTCACTGTAGATAATTCTTTTAATTTCTTAACTAATAGATCTACTGTATGTTGTGTCGAGATTGGTTTTTTGATTTTCTCTCTCATTTTTGCATATTCTAAAAAAGCCTCATTCAGTTTTTCATCATAAGAAAAATAAGATAAATCTATCTTCTCTTTTGCCCCAGTATTTTTATTTACTTTGTTTTCCTTTACTTTCCTTTCTTTTACTTTCTTTTCTTTTAAAGGGTTTTTCTCGGAAATACTATGGTTTTTCTCGGAAATACTATGGTTTTTCTCGGAAATTGCTTCATTTTGGGTTACTTTAATAAAAGAAGCCGTTTCCTCTTTGCTTAAAAGCCAAATTTCACCTTTAACATCTACGGTTCTTTTTTGACCTTTCATAGCTTCCTGATATCTTTTTTGTATTCCGGGTGAGGTAATTGTAGTGACCGGACCAGCAAGTGTGCTTATCTGTGTAAGTAGTGACCGACTAGCCAAGTATTCCATTATCTGCTTTATAAACCCCTCGGTTAAGCCAAGGTCTGTCATCATGTTATCAATGCAATCATCGTCATAAATCAAGTAATATCCCTTATCTTTATATGCTTCGCATAATATCCATATATATAAGACGATGCCGTCATTTCCGAACCTTGCCCTTAAGGCTTTTATACGCCTATCCGAATAGAAAAAATCTGTATCAAAGGAAAAGTAAAGCAAGCCTTGTTTTTTTGGTCTTGCCATTCAGTTACCTTCCTTAATGGATTGTCGTTTGTATTGGAGCAATTGTAGTGACCGGACTAGCAAGTATGCTTATCTGTGTAAGTAGTGACCGACTAGCCAAGTATGCAATTGCTTTATCCAATTACAGCGGACTATAATGGCTTCCTTTCGTAACATATCCCTGTGATATAAGTAAGCCAAATGAGTAAATACTACGTCTACAGTTACGTTTGCATTTTTTAACGTGGTTTACTTCCACAAGAGTATATATTCATAAGTTCGGCTTTTATAGCAGCTTATCCGACCCTGCTAATAATTTGGCTTTTATAGTAGATTAGTCCAACCCTACTGTTAAGTGCTGTTTTAATGAGATTATCCAGCTCCTCAAAGCTTAATTACAACTTTTTAAGGTCACCATTTTAGATACCCTTAAACTTATATAAGATCTGTATATCCCATGTACTTATTTACAAAATATACTTGCCCTTTACCTGTTACCTTGGTTGTTCTTGTAAGAACATTGTTTCCGTTGCTGTCTATATAACTTCCTTCTTTTACTTTGAATAATCCAAGCTCCATAGCCTTTTGACTTGGCATATTTCTGCTGCTGCCATACCTAAGTAAAAACCCGTCTTGTCTTAGTTTCTCAAACAACCTTTTCTGACCTATATCTACTCCGTTTTGCCTTAAAAACTTGGCTAAATCACCTATTAAAATAGTGCTTTCACTTGATGATACTGCTGCTGTAAATACTGCTGCAGGTCTCATCTCTTCTATTTGCTTGTCTTTTTCAGCTAACAGCTTTTGTGCTTCTATAACTGCCGCCGCTATCAGATCACTGCCTGTAGGCATTTTATAAGTTCCTGTCCTTCTTATACTTGGAAGTACTTCACTCGTTACCCATTTCTTAAATTTCTTTGCATTTGGCAACTTACTTGAAAGTATAAGACTATACAGACCTGACTCATTGATGATGATGGTTTCCTTATCCTGGTTACCATCAAAAAGCATGATCTTGCGTCTATCTTCTTCATCTACATGGCGGTTTATATCTCGACTACCGTTCCGGTACTCGAGAATGTCCGCCACATCTTTACCCACGAACCAAGGTTCACCATTAATATCTAAAACTCTAACCGTACCAAATTCCATATTTCTAAAAACTTGTATGTTCTTACTCATATCCTTCCTTCCTAATCACCAAAAAGGCTGTTTTGTATGTCATCCTTTGCGATGGTATTCGCTTCCGGCTCTTCTTTTACTTCATTACCCTCTTCTTGCTCTGTACTATACTCGCCTACATCATCCGGTACTGCATCAATAACGGTATCTTCATTAATGTCATCTTCCTGATTATCTACATAATAGGATGAACCGTCCTGATTGATTACTGCCATATCCTTATCAAATGCTGTCATCATATCTATGCTCATGATTCCCCATTTGCTTATAAGCTGCCTTAACATGGTCTTGTATGCCATTGAGTCAAAATCTTTAGCCCAAAATGTCCATGCAGTACCTTTTCTTTTATCTGCAGCATAAGCCTGTGAATACTTCAATGCATGCTCTTCCATCTTCTTTTTAGACCAGTACAAAGTTTTCTTAAATCCGTTTGTATACTCAAACATCGCATAGTATCCTATAGTTTCCGTATTTTCTCTTACAGTGTCATCATCTATAAGATTAACTTCTATCTCTTCATTAAGCGGATCATATCGTACAAGCTCACCGTTTTTGATTGCTAACACATTAAGCTTTTTATACTGACCGCTCCTCATTGCCAACTGTAAATATCCTTTATACCCAAGCTGGAACTGTGCAACCTTCCCTTTTGTCTTATCATTAAACGGTACCATATAGTACTGTCCAAGCTGTGGACTTGGAGAAAGTCCTAAACTATTTCCTAAAAGTGCCGCTGACAGGATCGACTGATTAGTACAGCTTTGTAACTCTTTATTAGTATTAACCGCTGATACTATTGATGATATGAACCTGTCTCCATTCTTTCCACCTATAACACTGTTTATCTGATTCTTTACTGCATCCTGTGTAAGATATGCTGTAAGTCCGTTGCTCTTCTTTTGCTTTGCTAAACTGTTCTGTACTGCCATTTTCTCTATCTCCTTCTTTCCTTTAGTTATTTGTAGGTCTTCTGAACTTTATGTTGTTGAGTTTCAAATAAGATGCAAGCTTTTTAGCCTCTTCACTGCTAAGATAAGCTTCAAAACCTATCCATTCCCTTTGAATTAAAGGTTCGCACAAATCGGAAGCTTCATCTTTTACTTCTGAAGTCTTGACGGTTTCTCTTTCCGGTATCGGATTTTCAAGTGCCTTAGCAGCTTCTTCCTGTGCTTTCTTATAATCTTTCTGTGCCTTAAGCTCCGCTTTTCGTTGTTCCTCCTCAGCTTTCCTCTTAGCTACATCTACAAGTCTGTTAGCCTCATTTATAGCCTTTGTAACATCTAAAGTTTTTTTATACACATCTTTGGCTTCAAATGAATACTCCGGAAGACAATTCAATGTATTTAATGCATTTTCTACATCAATAAGAATATTCTCAATATCTTTTTTGATACTTGTCATTGAAGTGGATGCATTAAGCCATTTTGGGTTGAATATCTGCTCATAGGTGGGAATTTCTCCAACCTGTAGGCTGTCCCAGTATTCTTTAATATCTGCTGCCTTTTTAGCTTTCTTCTCTTCATCAAAAGCTTTTATCTGACTGTCTATAAGTGCTATAGGTTCATTCACTATAGCTACTATATCCTTGACTTGTTTTTCAAATGTTTCATAAGGCTCTAAGTACTTCCTTTTGATTTCTTTTCTTTTATCCTCTAAAGCTGTTACAAACTTATTTAACTTAGCCTTGTCTGCCTTAGCTGATGTAACCTGATCATCTGTATAAACTAATGTCTTATACATCTCTACCTTTTGGGTAACTTCTGCCTTTATCTCTTCATGATTCCATTCAATAGACTGTAAAGCATTATCATCTTTAGGACTGTATATCTTTAGCTCCATATTTACTCCTTTTTGGTTTTTAAGCGGTTGTCAATTATAGGTTTACAACCACTTTCAGTTTTATCATTTTTATGTCAGATCCAACTGTAAACATCCGGTTGACAGTTGATTTTATATATCAGGAAGGATAAGACTTGGAGGATTTCTTTTTTTAAGACTTTCCCAAAACTTCTCTTCTTCCCTACATAAGTACTCTATATCCTCTTCAACTTCATTTCGATCTATAAAGTAGTGCCTTATTTGTATATAGACCTTATTATTGAATACACTCTTTAGCTGTGCCTTGAGGACGGCAAAGTCATACTCTGTAACCATCAGATAGTGAAGTACCTGCGCATAATAGTTTTCAGGTATTTTTCCTTTCCAGTTCTCTTTTTGCATACTTTGAAGTATATTTGTTGTTTTTATTTCCAGTATGCCCTTCCTGCTGGTATCCTTTTCGATAAGTTCACCGTCAAGGCTTGCATGAGCAAATGGGTACTTATCATTTATAAACATATTGTTTTCATCATAAAGCACTTCATAATTCGGATAATCAAGCTTGAAAAGCTCTCTTAAATGATTTTCTGCTGCTATACCGTACTTTACATAGTCTTTATCTGATATGTCTTTAGGCTTGATTTTTCCCTTTTTCTCAAACCACAGGTCAGTATTAGACTTATAGGGATTAAGCCCAAGTACAGCCGCTGCATCTGAACCACCGAGTTTTTCTCGATGGTTCAGCCATTCATTACGGTCTTTTAATATTTTTTTCTCTAGCATTTTTTATACCTATTTGTTATAATATACGCATGTATATATATTTATTTACTTTTGTAGCTTACAGTTTTCTTCTTTGAAGGGCTGTAAGCTCTTTTTATTGCTGTACAGTAATATATCCGGATAACTTACTATCATTTCCTTGCCTGTCTTAAGTACCTTTAGCTTGACCAGGTTGGGATACAGTTTAATAACTTCCACTATGTCTGTTTTCTGTTTAGGTTTTGAACTGTCTGAAAAGTCTTCGGCACTAAAGCTCTCATAAGTGTAGTCAAACCTGTCACCAAGTTTAATAAGCTGCTTAAGCTCCTTGATGCCTATTCCGGTTTGTCTCATATTTCCTGAATATTTAGCCACTGCCATAGTTATATTCCTCTTTTTTCTATAAAATCAGGTATCTGCAACTCTTTAGGCTCTACAGCCTCAAAGGTTATAGTAAATATAGTTCTTTTTCCCTCCTCACACACCTCTGTTTTTATGTGCTTTCTGCCCGGTGCGCATATATTAACAACACATTCTGACTCTATATACATAAGTAACCTCCTTCAAAAAAGTTTATATTAACCCCCGTCTTATTTCTTTAAAGCTTTATCTTTTAAACGAAGATAATCGTACAAGAACTCTTTAGTTTTCTCAGAGTACTTTTCATAAAGCCTATTAAGAAATTTTTTTGCATAATCCTGATATTCATTAGGTTTTAATTCATCTGTACAATCTACGGAATATAAATTATTGGCTTCTGCTATCAGTCCGGCTATACCTACGATATTGAAGTTTCTATACTCACAAGCAAGGTGTAGTAAGTTGCATAAATCTTTATATGTATATATGCTTTTTACAATCCTTGATATTTCCGCTTTCATATCTTCCTCCTTAAAAAATTTCCATTAAATCTTCTTTCTTTATATACCCCCTAGACACTAAGCGTCTTAGTTCCAAGACCGATAGTGTCTCAGGATTGTTATACCTGTTGTAATATGTCTTTTCAGCTTTACCTATAAGGGTTGCCATTTCTTTAGGATTAAAACTGTACTTACCCTGTATTTCCTTAAGCAACCCTCGTACTATATCGTCCTTACTAATTGTTTTCCTCGCCATAGCTTTCATCCTCAAAATCTAATTTTGAAAGAAGACCTTTTTTAAGTAAAGCTTCATGCAGTGCAAAGTCATGACGGAATCCTTTACGCTCCTCTCCGGTTCTATCAACTTGGTTTATTATTGTTTCGCCTAAAAGACCTCCTTCTTTGCTAAATAATCTTCTTGTGTACCTAATTCCAAAACTGTTGTAAGTAGTATCATCTGTTACTATGAGGTACTTATTTCCACGATACTTAATCTCCATAGTTGAAATTGATTGAGTATAGTTACTATCTTTATCAAATAGGTATCTTTGTTCTTTTTTACAGCTAAGAACATACACCTTATCGTCAAGTACCTCTTCCAGATCATCACCATCTGTCAGTCTGCTCGCATAAAGATTCATGCTATCCAAAGTATCTTTTGTAATTTTGTTCTCTCCATAAAGACTTATTAATTCATCTATAAAATTCTGTAGTTTCATAAAAACCTCCTTACTTATCATCAATGGTAAATGCAAATACCATCATTACAATTACTGCCGCAATACTTCCAACTGCTATCATTATCCCTTCCCTTCTTTTCTCCTGTTTACTTTTTACATTCATTTCCTTACAATACCCTTATAGGTGTTGCCGCACCTAAATACATTGAAAGGAGTTTTACTATGCGTAGACATAAACCGCCTTTTAAGGGATTGCGTTTTGTTTTGAATAAATCTACCGGTGAAATTCATGACCTTGACAATGAGAAACCTCAGTGTCAGATAGATGAAATCAAACCTGAACATGTTTATAATTGTGATTCTTACTCTATAGCTCAAGTAGCCCGTGTATTCCTATCCCCGAAAATTAACGGCTGTTACTATTGCAACCCATCAAAGGACAAAGGATAATCATTATCTTTTTCTTTAGCTGCTTGAACCATTTCGAGCAGCTGTTCTTCTGGAATTTCAGATTGCAAATGTTTGCATATCTCTTCCTGAGTTTTGTAAGTTTGCACCATCTCATACATCATGGTGCCGGCAAACTCTACATTTCTAATTCTTTTAAATGCTTCAAATACATTCACTTATAAAACCACCTCCTAACCTACCTTTTCTTCTCCTCTTTTCTAAGCGTGTCAATTGCAATATTTAACGCTTCGACATCGCTCCCCCACACGCCAAAGCCTTCTTCGTCTTCTTTTATGTGCTCCTTACAATGCTCTCTTAAATCTTCTAATTGTTCTATCGCTTCCTCTTTGTTCATCTTTCAAACCTCCCGTCTATATTTGACTACGCTATGTCCTTCTCCTCTTTACTTTGCTTTTAATCTCTCCTAAAATATTCTTACAGGCTATTGCAGTAGCTGAGTAATAAATAAAAAGGAGAGCACGAATATGCAACCTAATAAAGATGGTGATAAATTACTTTCTATTATCTACAAATCATTTCTTGAAAGAAGAAAACAAGGCTTTTCAAAGGCGGATGCAGCCTTTTTTGAAGACGGCTACTTTTCTTCAGATACTTATTTAAGTAAATGGAATGTAGATGACCTAGATGATACTCTTGCACACTTGCACGATTTAGGTATGGTTAAACCGGATATAATCGGCAACTTCAAATTAACTGAAGTAGGCATTAATTATATGGAAAACCGTTTTAAGGACAGGCTTGATAAAGTCCTTGATTACATAACTAAATTCGTACAATTGATACCTTAGACTTTTCTTACCTTTACTAAAAAATCTAGGTCCGTAGGAGTATATAGTTTTTTTCCCATCTGTATACTCCTCCATAAATAGATCCAAGCCATCCCAGACTATTATTATCTTTTCAGGTCTTATATCCTTATCGTTTATCCTTACTACTTTTTCTTTTTTATTGATTTCAATATTTATTAGTTTTATTATTTCCGTAAAATCACCTCCTATCTATATGTAATTACGCTATGTCCTTTTCCTCCGCCGGCTCGGCTCGCCTCTCTTTTTTAGCCCTTGTCCTGTCCCCACCATAACCCAAAAAATAGTTTTGAGCCTCTTTTGGTATTTTCGGCAGTATCTCCATTAGTACAAGCAGTACTTCTTTTTGAGTGTCTGTCATTGTCTGTCATCTCCTTTCATATATTTTTCCACTGATGAAACTGTTTCAATTATCAATCTCAAATGCTAATCCCCTAAAATATATTTTTTGTATTTACATTGTTAATTAAATTTTCTCCTTTTTTTTTTACTCTCCCCCCCCCCGCGCGAAAGTAAAGAAAAAGAGGGGAGAAAATACTATTATGCTTAGCAATTCTGCTAAACAGCTTCTTGACCATTTCAAGGACATCTACTATAAAACAGGAAGAACTGAATTCATCGTAGAAGACTACATGAACATTCCCGGTCATGAAGCAGCTCTTATAGAGCTTTATTCTGAAGGTTGTATATCTGAAGAGAAAAACAATGTCTTAGGTTCTGTCTTTCTCTATACAGATGAGATTTAAGCCTTAACATTTGTACTTTCTGTAGGTGGATCTTCTTTTTTAGGTTTGCCTACAGATACACCCTTAACAAACTCGTACCACTCATCAAAATCTTTTTCTCCACCGATTGAAAAATTATTCGCATCTACTTCTAATAGTTTTAGTGTAGGTTTCAACTCGCCCTCTTTGCTTCTTGCTGAGTACACAATGTCTGTAACTCCCCGACTTATGTCTTTACCATCAAGAAACACTCTTGTGCATTTACCTACTGTTGCAATCACTAATTTAGGTATCATTTTATCTCCTTTCTTGTTTTGTATATGAACATTGTAATACACGTTATAAACACTGTCAATAGTTTTTTGTTTATTTTATGAACATTTTTTCTTGACTTTTTAAAATATCCTAATTATAATCAACTCAATGGAGGTGGTTATATGATTAAAAAGATGATGCTTCTTTCATTTCAAATAATAAGATTAATGATTATAGTAGTAGGCTTATTCTTACTATTAAGTAAAAACTTCTAGGAAGGAGGTGTGCATGAACGAAAGAGTAAAAGAGCTCAGAAAAAAACTAGGTTTGTCTGGAGAAAAATTTGGTGAACGTATAGGAATTAGACGCTCTGCTGTTTCTAATTTAGAATCAGGACGAAATAATCTAACTGAACAGATGATTATTTCTATCTGTCGTGAATTTAATGTAAATGAAGAATGGCTGCGACATGGCACCGGTGATATGTTCATATCTATGGATGTTGAGGATCAGCTAATGGATTGGGCAGGTAAGGTATTAGGATCCAGAGAAGGGGATTTTAAGAAAAGATTTATTACAATGCTTATGGGGCTAAGCGATGAACAATGGATGTTTATTGAAGAAAAAGCTAAAGAATTGGCAAATAAATAAGCTGACCGAAGTCAGCTTAAGAATTTTCTGATAAAGAAGTACAACCGTTTTAATTGCGATGTACCGGCTTTATCCAATAACTTAATAATCAGTTCCTTATACTCATTCATACTATGCCTCCAAGCACACACGATCTAAAGTAGCGATACGCTCATTATAGAACTGGTGTTCTGTTTAGTCAAGAGGGTATGGTGAATAATTTTAGTAAATAACACTTCAACACAAATAACAGGTGATAATTATGGGAAAAGTAATTTCAATTATAAACATGAAGGGCGGTGTCGGTAAAACTACTTTAAGTATTGGAATTTCCGACTATTTAGCAGAAACAGGTAAAAAAGTACTGTTAATAGATGCAGACCCTCAATTTAACGCAACACAAGCACTATTAGATCAGTATAAGTCTTCATATGATGACTATTATAATTCTGAGGTACTAAAAGATGACTCTACTATTTTCAAACTCTTCACAACAGTTGCTAGTATAACTACACCATATGTATGTCCCGACTTAGAAACACTGAAGGTTTCATTAACTGATAATTTTGATTTGATATGTGGGGATTTACGTTTGGTATTATCCAATAATGCTAATAATCCAAGGTTCGCAAAGAGAATAGCAGGATTTATTAAAGATAATGGTTTGAGAAATAAGTATGACTTTATTTTTATTGACTGTCCTCCAACATTGACGATATATACTGACAGTGCTTTAATTGCCTCCGATTATTATTTAATTCCTAATCGGATTGACAGATACTCAATTATAGGAATTGAATCTTTACAATCTGCTATAGCCGGACTTATTAGAGAAGAAGAGTTAAAGTTAAAATGTTTGGGAATTGTATACACCATGGTTTACAAGAAAACACTAAAAAACCAAGAAAGTCTTAGGCTAAATTTTGAAAGTAAAAAGACCTTAGATGGGATAGATATATTCTCTTCTAAAACAACTTTTTATAGTAATGTACAATTTGCAAAGTCAGGTTCTAATCCTAATTCGTATGTTAAAGCAAAGCAAGATATAGCTGCTGTTTCAGAAGAACTGGTAGAAAGACTTAAACAAGGAGGAAAGTAATGTATAACGATCTGATTCTGTATCGTAATGAACTAAAAAACAACATAATACCTAAATATAAATTAATGGGCATTGTTTCGGCTCTTCTTCTTTCCAAGGAGATTTTCCCGAAAAATACCTCTATTGAGGAGTTTGTGAAAGAAGTTTTTTCTTTAGAATTAAAGCCTTATTTATTAAAATCAAGGTTACTTATTATTGCCAATATTTCTAAAGCTATTTACTCAATTGAAGATGACAGAACTTATAAAAATAAACTTTATAATTTTATTCAAGGGTGTATTGATAAGATTCAGATTCCTGATAAACATAAAAAAAATCAATTTGATGGTTGGTTTCATCAATGAAAAGTAATCTTTCCTTATGTGAGTTGAATGCTGCTAAAGAAGAAATTGCATTTTTTTTGCAAAAGCTAACAGAGTTAGATACTGATAGTTTCCTGTCTGAACAATCCAATAAAGACTTTATTATGTTCTTAGCTAAAAAAATTATGTTCTTTAAATATCTGTATCAGACTGATTGTCAGTACCCTCTTGCTGTACTTATATCGGATTTTTTCTTTCTAATTCTAAGTATTGTAAAGAGTGAAATCCGATATATCTACTTAAATGAAAGATCTATAATTGAAAACTTTACTAGGTATATTATGGAAGTACCCTTAGAAGACTCTTATGTAACATATACTTTGCTTGAGCAAATGAATCAGAAATTTTTCAAGCATACAACTTCTCAAAGTGATTTTTCGCTAATTAAAGGTGAATATTCAACTGCTTGTAACTATGTGCATGGGGGAGAAAAATTAGAAAAAAGTCTTATATCAGTATTAGCAGAATATACTGAACATAAAATAATGATAGAACAACAATCTTTGTATGCAAATATGATTAAGCTAATTAATATATTTATACATATTATTGTTTCATGTAGGCTTGAAGTTATTGATAGTTGCTTTCATAGAAAGAAAAGCGTATTGCGTTACCTTATTGGCAAATCAATAATAACCTATCATGAAAAGCAATAAATACCTTAATGCTATAGAAAAGCGTGTTTAAAGGTTCAGGTAAGGCAATAGCCTTCCAAAGTGATGTAATATAACAATATGATTTAGGTTTAGGGGGACATGATTTTGAACAAAAATAAATTTATACCTTATGCTGAGAGTGAAAAGTATGGTAGCAACTATATCGGTCAAATAGTTAGAATACTTGATAAATATTCTATAGTAGTGAGTACTTTTCGTACATTAAAAGAAGGTAATACAGTTCAAGTTTTTGATGTTGGTGAAGAATTGATAGGTTTAGACGGTGAATCTTTGGGTGATTATATATATGTTAAAGCAACTCTCACTGTTTCTCAGGTAGAATCTAAATATTGTATATGCGAGACTGTAACTGAAGAAAAAGTCAAGCCGCTGCTTTTAACACCATTTACAGATATGGCACGAACAGTAAAATCTCAACAACCGCTATCAGTCAGAAGTGAAGATATACACGAAGTTCCTAAGATTGATATGATGATAAAAATAGGCGATAAAGTACGACTACAATAATTTAATATATTGACAAATTTAAGATTACAATGTAAGATTGGTGGTGAAAGAAATGGTCGTTGTGTAGATGACTAGCAAGAAGCTCTTCTTACATTGTGTAAGGAGGGCTTTTTTCTTTATGCCGGATCAATTTGACAAGCCATTTATGACCTATGATGAGCTGATAAAATTGTTGAGTTCTCGTGGCATTCAAGTAAATAATTATGATTTTGCAATAACTGCATTACAAAATCACTCATATTACACTTTAATAAACGGATACCAACATATATTTGATACTTCAAATAATAATCAAATTACTTTTGAAGATATATATTCATTATATATCCTAGATAATAATATAAATAATACTATATTCAAATACATATTATTTGTGGAGCGAGGGTTAAAATCCAGACTATCATATCAAGTTTCAAAAAATTATGGAGTATTTACGAGCTGGGAAAATTTAGATTATGATCATTTGAGTTTTAATGATCCTAATGATTACCTGTATATGAAATATTATTCTAACTCAAATAACTCCAGGCTTAATACATTGATATCTCTCAAAAAAACTTTTATTGAGAAATATCAAAGTGAGCCACTGAAACATTACAAGGCAACAAAAAACCATATCCCACCATGGATACTTTGTACATCAATTACTTTTGGCAAAGTTCTAATGTGGTTTGGAATATTAAAAAGCAATGACAAAGAAGATATATGTAACTCTTACTTTAATTATTACAACTTATCAATTAACGATCAGAAGGAATTACTTAAAAAGTCTTTGTTGCTTTTGAAGGAGTATAGAAATTTAATCGCACATGGTAGCAGAGTATTTAATAACTTTCCTTTGCCACAGCTACCCAAGCACGCATTATTATCAATTTTTCCTGATGTGCTTTCAGTCTCTGAGTATGATAAGGGTCTAGGTCAGTGCGACACATATGCAATAATGTTATCATTGGTATTACTACTTGTAGATAATTATTCAATACAAAATTTCCTTACCGAAATATATTCAATTTTAGAGTCTCATAAGAACTTTGAAATTTGTAATACACATGCTTTTAAATTTTTAAATCTTCCGGATGACATATTATCAAGAATAGAAAATATTATGAATGCTTATCAGAAATGATAAATATTCGTAATTGGACAAAAAATACTTAAAAATACACAATACTTGACCTATGAGCCGATTTTATACATTATACTTGACCTAAAAAAAGTCAAGCAAGGATTTTATAAGGATTAATGACTATTTTGTTGAGGTCAACAAAATAGTGGATATGTTCCAAAATGGTACATATTCAAACTTGAAAGTTGTAATTAAATAAATAAAAAACACCCCTGCACTGTTGGAGCAATGCAAGGGCAAAAGCTAAGTCCTATTGATATAATAGACACTAACTACCAAGTCATATTATACCACAGGCAACACCTCATTCAATCCTGAATAGGTGTTCTTTTTATATGTAAAATAAGGAGGGCTATTTATGGCTAAGGCAAGAAAACTTCCATCCGGAAGATGGAGATGCAAAGTATACGATTACAAGGATGCCAAAGGCATTGAGCATTACAAGTCTTTTACTGCTGATTCAGCTAAGGAAGCGGAATATTTAGCAGCAGCTTACAGAATGGATAAAACTAAAGTAGAAACAAAAAAACCGGATATAACTTTAAAGGACGCAATGTATAAATACTGTGACATGAAATCAAATGTATTATCACCTACAACTCTTACTGAGTACAAACATCTTATAAATAATGCCTTTAATGAATATCATAGTCTACCCATAAAAAAATTCAATGCCGAACTTATACAGTTATGGATTAACGAGTATTCAATAGGCAGAAACCCGAAAACAGTAAAAAATGCTTACGGTTTTTTATATGTGGTGCTTAAAGCATTTTTACCCGACCTGCATGTTAATGTAACATTGCCCCAGAAGATAAAGCCCAAGCTGTACATTCCCACAGACAATGACATAAAGACTATAACAGATTATCTGAAAGACAATGATACAGATTTGTTAACGGCTGTATACTTGGCAGCGTTCGGCACTCTCAGACGCTCTGAGATATGTGCTTTAACTTCCGCAGATGTAGAAAAGAATATAATACATATAAATAAGGCACTGGTCCTTAATGAACAAAGAGAATGGGTAGTGAAAACCACCAAGACTGTTTCAAGTATAAGAGATGTGGATATGCCTGAGCATATTGTCTCTCTGCTGCCTAAAAGTGGAAATTTAGTTAATCTGAACCCCAATCAGATTACCCACAGATTTGCAAAAACACTCAAGACCCTTGATATACATTCTTTCAGGTTTCATGATCTTCGTCATTATGCAGCCAGCATGATGCATGCGATAGGCATACCTGACACATACATAATGAGGCGTGGCGGATGGTCTTCCGATACCACACTTAAAAATATTTATCGTGGTGTTATGGATGATTATATGGAAAGATTTACTGCAAAAGCATTCGATCACATAGATAAAATAACTCTAAACCGTACACAAAACCGTACACAAAAAGTAAAAAAGCCCTGATTTACAAGGCTTTTTAAGTCGGAATGACAGGACTTGAACCTGCGACCCCTTGACCCCCAGTCAAGTACGCTACCAATCTGCGCTACATCCCGATATTTACATCATCCGTAAACAGTAAACTACCGTTTAAGTGTTTACGGATGATTAAGTTTTAAGTTTATTCCTCAGGCTTTACTTCTTCTGTAACTGCTTCTTCACTCGGAGCCTCTTCGTTCTTAACTTCCTGCTCCTTTGCAGCTTCCTCAAGCTTAAGTGCCTTTACACTTAAAGATATTTTCTTATCTTCTTCGTTAAAGTCCACTATCTTAGCTTCAACCTTATCGCCTACCTTAAGTACATCTGAAGGTTTATCTACATGCTCTACAGCTATCTGTGATACATGTAAAAGTGCATCCACACCAACCTCAAGCTCTACAAAAGCACCGAAATCGGTCATTCTTGCAACCGTACCTGATACCACATTGCCTATAGCATACTTCACGCCCGCATCAAGCCATGGATTCTTATCCGGGAACTTAAGACTTAAAGCTATCTTATCTCCTGATACATCCTTAATAAATGCCTCTACCTTATCTCCGCTCTTGAACACCTTCTTAGGATTCTCCGTTCTTCCCCAACTCATCTCTGAAATATGGAGAAGTCCGTCAGCTCCGCCAAGGTCTATAAAAGCTCCGAAGTCGGTAACATTCTTAACTGTACCTTCTATAACATCTCCAAGCCTGATCCTTGCAAAAAGCTCCTTTTGAAGCTCCTGCTTCTTAGCAACTAAAAGCTGCTTTCTGTCTCCTATTACTCTTCTTCTCTTAGGATTAAACTCTATAATAACAAATTCTATCTCTTCGTCTTTATACTTTTGGAGATTCTTCTCGTATGAGTCGGATACCAGACTTGCAGGTATGAAAACTCTGCTCTCTTCTACAGCAACACTAAGTCCGCCGTCAAGAACAGCTACAACCTTAGCCTTAAGCACTTCTTTATTATTAAAGGCTTCCTCAAGTCTTTTGTTACTTCTGTCTTGAGCAAGTCTTCTGTATGAAAGTGCTACCTGACCTTCACCGTCATTAACTTTGAGAACCTTTGCTTCCATCTCATCACCGACTTTGACTACTGTACGCAAATCTAGGTTTGAATCCTGACTATACTCATCTCTTGTAATAATACCGTCTGACTTGTATCCTACATTAAGTACTATAGAGTCTTCCTTGACATCTATAACCTTACCTGTAACCAGTTCCCCTGTATGAATAGTTTTCAATGTTCCTTCTAACATTTGTTCAAAACTTAGATCTGACAT